ATAACGGGTACGCTCAGCAGCTCCAAGATGCGCAAGGGCGGACTCAATAAAATCGGCGAGCTTATCGTTATGGCAACAGCCTGCGGTCTGGAGATCGGCATCAAGGCGCTTGGACACTATTACAGCGCCGCAGAGCTTGCAGGCGTGACAGGTACAGTCACCGCTATACTCGTCTTCGGCTATATAGTTATCATGGAGCTGATCTCAATACTCGAAAACTACGCAGAGATCAATCCGGATTCGGCGGGCTGGATCGCGTCGCTGCTGAAACGACTCAAAAATGTAAAGGAGGAAAAGGACGATGAAAAAAGGAATTGATGTATCAGAGTGGCAGGGTACGATCGACTGGGAGGCTGTCAGGGCTTCGGGGGTAGAGTTTGCGATTCTCCGCGCAGGCTATGGCAGAGTGGCATCCCAGAAGGACAAGACCTTCGATGCAAATTATTTCGGCTGTAAAGCTGCGAATATCCCTTGCGGAGCGTATTGGTACTCGTATGCTACAAGCGAGGACGAGGCACGTCAGGAGGCGGCAATTTGCCTCGATATACTCAAATACAATCAGCTCGAATACCCTGTCTATTACGATGTCGAGGAACAGCGCACACTCACTCTCGGAAAAGAAAAGGTGAGCGTTATCATAAAAGCTTTCTGCGACGTGCTCGAAAAAGCAGGGTACTTTGTAGGGATTTATATGTCGGCTTATCCTCTTGGAAATCTCGTGAGCGAGGAAGTGCGGAACAGATATGCCGTGTGGGTAGCTCATTACGGCGTGACTAAGCCTGTTTATTCCGGGAAATACGGCATCTGGCAGAAATGCAGTACAGGGACAGTCCCCGGCATTGCAGGCGATGTTGACCTCAACGAAGCGTATGAGGATTACCCTGAGATCATAAAGGCAGCGGAACTCAACAACTGGAAAGCTGCGGAAGAAAAAAAGCACCGCCTGAGGGTGTACCTCGACGATGCTCTGATCACTGACCACGAATTCAGCGGACTTATAGATTAATGCTTGTAGCCTCCTCTTTTTAAGAGGGGGCTGCTTCTTTATATATCTTTGTGGAACTCAGACCGCCGAACGTCAGAAAGATATGATTTATAGTTTATAAAAAATCTCGATGATGCCTTTTGGCTTGATATAGACGATTCTGTCGACTATGCTGCGGAGAGTTATATTCTTCAGTGTCTCACTTGTGTCCTCATCTTCAAGTATCTGGAGTCCTGCCTGGATCCTTCCCGAAATAGTTTCTCTGATTTTTTCCTCGCTCAGAGGAGCAGGAGGTATAGCAGCAGTCAGCTCATCGATGCGAGACTGTACGATTTTCTTGTTCTGCTGATATTCTTCGAGTGTGTCAATACCTGCCATGTAAGCCTCACGAATACGTGAGAGCTTTTTCTTTTCACGTTCGATCATTGCAGTAATGTCGGGAGCTGCCGAAGTCTGCTTCTGCTCTTCCACGTCAATCGTGAAGTTCTGATGCTCGAAGTCTGATTTCAGATGCTCTATAACGGCGGAGTTAAGCTTCCTGACCGTTACCGAATGCGATACCATACAGGTGCCGTGTGCGTAGTTATGGCATTGCAGTGATGTCTTACCCGAGGACATTGTCAGTGTAGCTCCGCAGCTGTCACAGCGGACGATACCCTTAAGCATGAATTCAACTGGTGCCTGACGAGCGTATCGGGTATACGTTCTCTTAGCCTCTGAGCGCTTCTTCTGGACCGCCTCGAAGATCTCAGGCGTTATGATCGCTTCGTGCTTGCCGTCAACTATGAGTGTATTCTCGGACTCGTGGAAGCGGTCGAGAGCGTCTCTGCCGTTCTTGCTGCGGCGGAGCTTGCCCGTGTAGGTCACGTTTGTGAGTATGTACTCAACTGTTCTGTTCTCGAAGAGATTCCCCTTTGTGGAGCGTATACCCATATCATTCAGCTTAATAGCTATCTCACGAGTGCCCATGCCTGAGAGATAGTCCGAGAATATCATCTGTACTATAGGCGCATTGACTTCATCGGGAGTGAAAATGCCGTCCTTCATCTTGTAGCCGAACGGCGGTTGTGATACTACTCCGCCCCGGCTGAACTTCTCATTCATTCCGCGCTTGACCTCTTCTGCAAGGTTCAGGCTGTAGTATTCGTCCATAGCCTCTATCAGCGCTTCGATGAGGATAGATGTGTTATCCTCGCCCAGCTGCTCAGAGATAGATACAACGTCGATACCGCACTGTTTTCTCAGCATGGACTTATATACGATACTGTCCTGACGGTTTCGGGCAAAACGGCTGAACTTCCACAGCAGGATGGTGTCAAACTGCTTCGGCTTAAGCTTTGCCGTGCCGATCATGCGCTGGAACGCAGGGCGCTTGTCAGCTTTGCGTCCGCTTATGCCCTCGTCGATAAATACAAACTCCTCCGGCAGTATTAAACTGTGCTCCTTAGCGTACTTGCGGATAGCTTTCAGCTGAGAGTCGGGGGAGTATTCTATCTGATCATCGGTCGAGACTCTGATGTATGCAGCAGCGGTTTTCATAATATCCCTCCTTAGTGATATCCCCTGCTTTAAGCAGGGGGATTTTTTTATTTATAAGTGCCTTCGCTCAGAACGTCCAGATGTCGCCTGTAGCGCTTCGGAATGTCTATACCTACAAGATACCCTATGGAGTGCAGGAAGTCTGAAATAACCGCAAATCCGTCCTTGTAGAAAGCCTCTATGCGCTTATCCTTGAACTGTATGCCCTTGTAGTCAGGCGGACACACGAAGGTCCAGTCAGCTCCGCTCTTGTCCAGTACGATGCGGAAGAACTTGTCGATATCGGTATCCTTGAAGCCTGCCTTCATCAGAAGTATATGATGCTCCATGGCTTCGTCTATCTGGCTCATAATGGCGGTCTTGCCGTCAAAGGATATGAGGACAAGGAGCGGCTCATCTGCTGCCATAGCTGAACGTACAGCTTCATCTGAGGGATATTTTATTATATTCATATTATTCCTCCTCTCAGTATCTCCGCTTAGACTCCACTACCTGCCCTACTACCGATACACGGTTCATTTCCTTATCTGCAAAGATACGGGGCGGATAGTAGGGATTCACGCTGTTAAGGGTTATCTTATGAGTATCTATATCAACATACTTGACCAGACCGTCTTCCTGGTCTACGGTAACGACTGCAAGGCATGGCGTTTCAAGGACGTTCTGAGCTCGGACGAGCACCAGATCACCCTCGAGGAGCGTCGGCTCCATGCTGTCTCCCTTGACTTTCAGCCAGAAATAATCGTAGCCGTCCTTAAGTATATCACTGTCAGTTAAGATATATTCAGATATATTCTCCTCTGCAAGACAGCTGTACCCTGCCGCTACCCTGCCTATCAGCGGCACTCTCGAACAGTCTGCTTCGCTGTAGGGGATTTTTTTGAGTTCGTTTTTTTCTTCATTAATATCAAGAAAATCAGACGGACTAACCTGAAGTGCTTTTGCATACTTATCTATTCTGTCTCTTCGCATATTCTTTATATTTCCACTTTCATAACGGCTAATAGTAGCTTCTGAGACACCGACGAGCTTTGCAACGTCCAGCATAGTTAATCCTAATTCAATTCTTCTTTGTTTTAAATCGAGCATTATAGCACCTCCTTTAGAACTATTATATCATTCTATTTGCAAAAATGCAAGAAAAATTTGAAAAAAATAAAAAAACTTGCGAAAACGTATTGACAAGTTGCAAAAAGTGTGATATCATAAACTTACGGAAACGCAAGGAGGTGATTCAGTGAATCCGACAGAATTTAGAATTGCTCAGATAAGAGCTGGTATTACTAAAGAAGAGATTGCGAAAAGTCTTGGCGTGAATATTGCCACAGTGTACCGTAAATCCAATGGTGAATCTGACTTTACCTTATCTGAGCTTAGAATTCTAAAAAAAATACTTGGTCTAACTAAAGATGATGTTGAGCGTATTTTTTTTAGCGACCAACTTGCGGAAACGCAAGAAGCGAAACCAACAACCACATGAAAAGGAGGGAAACTGAAATGAATGAACCAAAAGAGAAAGAAGTATGGAGCCAATTGGCAGAATGCTTACGTGAAGCAGCTGTACTTGTAGAAAATGCAAGTCAGGAAGAAAAGAAATTGATGATTGAGACCTTGAAAGCAAATCCGGACGTAATGGAAATCATCAAAAGGCATGAAGAAAACAAATCCGCCACCATTATGGCAGCGGACAGCAATGTTAAATAAACTGATTTGCGATTATCTCAATTATTTTTTCTGCAATAGGAATATATTTTTCAGCAATCTCCGGCAGTTTGGCAATGTAATTGAGAATAAAATTCATCAAAGTACAGGCTTCGGAAAGTGTCATTCCTTTTTTTATCTTTGGAGCATCCTCTGGCAAGGATTTACATAATTCTTGAAGCTTTTCGACAACAGAAACTGGCAATTCTCTGTTATCGTTACGAAGCTTCTCTACAAGCTTGTTTGCTTCAAGTTCAAGCTCTTTCCAAGTAAGGTTTGACAATTCTCCCCATGTGAATTTATTTAATTCATCATAATTCATTATATCACCTCCTCTCACCAACATTATATCAGAGGGAGCTGGAGGAATCAAGAAAGGAGTAAAACTATGGCAAAAGGTGTTGAAACATTCAAGGTCAAGAAGCACAGCGTAAAGGAGTACAAGGAGACCAAGGTTGTCAAGTGTACAAAGGAAGCTGCTGCAATGATCGAGACAGTGATGTCAATAACAAAAGAGTCGCAGATCAAGACCGTTTCTGATATGCTTACATATGCTTTCAGAAACATGGAGATTGTTGACGAAGAAGACGACGATGAGTAAATCCGTACAACCCATACCGCATACAATTGACCGAAAGGAGATGTTATTATGGCAAAACGTACAGAACTTAAATGCGTAAGCTACATATCTATCGGAGGAGCGCCTCCGGTGCGCTTCGACAGTCTTACCCCCGAAAAGAGAGCGGAATGTGTTTCCAGAATGGCTGAAAACATAGGAAAGGCCCTCAGCTCATACTGCTCTGCACATCCTGAAGAGGCACGTCCGCTTATGAAGAATCAGGAAGAAAAGGAGACATCCTCATGATTGACATAGTGACTATGCTGCACTACATAGCAATAGCCGTCCTCGAAACCTACATCATCTACAGCGAGGTCAGACTGTGGAAGATACTGGAACACCGCTCAGACGCACGCACGGACGCAAGAAGGGCGGTCTATCGTGCAAGGGCATACAGAGACCTTGACGAACGCACGGCTCTGAAAAACGCCCGTCAGGAGCTCTGGAGAAGCATAAGGAAGTAAATGGATGGAAGTATTCAAAATAATTCAAGGAGGAAGTTCGGAAATGATAACGTTAAGAGACGAAGACGGTATTCTCTTCGACATCGACATCAGCGATATCGAGGAGATACAGCGTCAAGA